GCAGTAACGGTGACTTTCTCGATTGAGAATGCCATTTCGTTGAAGTCTTCAGCACCAGCTGAACCAAGAGACTCAGAGTTGGCAGTGCTCATGCCATTGCCAACATTATAATCTTGCTGTGAACCACCAGCACTTAAGAGACCTGGGTTTGAACCTGCTTGAGCAGCAGTGGTTCCAAAACCTACGTTACCTTGTACTGTTGGGTCTACGAAATAACCTTCTTGTTGACCCTTTCTTCCAGAGAAAGTGGTATCAACTTCATCAAAGAATGCCTCAGCACCACTTTGATTGTTATAACGTGAACGCATTGCGAAAATAAGTCCAGTAGGACCATTCATTGGTTGAACACCAGCCAGGTCATATGCAACCAGGTTTGGCATTGAACGTCTGATTAATGAAATCAGAACTGGGTCAAAACCTGCAACAGGACCACCATCAGCAGCACCAGCACTAAATCCTGCTGCTGAAGAAGTTGAACCAGTGTTTACAGTTGGGGTTTCGTAAAGGAACTGACGCTCTTCACGAAGGAATTTTTCTTGATTCTCCAGGAGAACTGCTGTTACCATTCTGCGGTGACTATCCTTAATTGGGTCAAGTCCCTGATAGTCTAAGAGTGGTGCCCACTTCTCCTGCAGATGTTCTGCGTTGAACATTTGCATTTGTTTTACCTCTTTTAAAAAACGTTAATTAGTTTGATTTTTTATAATGTAAAAATCACTTTTTGGAAACTCTGCTAAGTGCATCGAGATAATATGACATAGAACCAGAAACTGGTTGACTATAATCGGTTTCTTCTGCAATATAATCAGAGTTATCCTTTTGAGTACCAGTGTTTCTTGGGAAATATGATTCCCTCAACGTTACCAGTTTCTCACGATAGTCTGCCTCACTATCAAACTCAACATTTTCAGCAAGAGAAGCGAGTTTATCTTTCTGGGAAATCGCAAGACCCTCAGAAACTTCCGCAAAAATTACATCGGCAACAGACTCTGCTAATCTTCTATTAAGAGCAACATTTTTTTCAATTTGCTCGTTGAGTTTTGTCTCCATTTCATCAAGTTTATCTACCATACTCTCAAGTACATCATATCTATCTTCAGGGATTGTTACATAATGTTCTTCAAAAAGACCCTTCATTCCTTGAAGGAATGATTCGGTCATTTCATTTTTAATGCCGGTTTCTATAGAGAGTGCATTTTCAGCAATCCACTCATCAGAAACATACTCTAAATAAGAATCAATTCTTTCTTCGAGTGCTTCTTTAATTTCTTCTACTTCTTCTGCAAGTTTTTGCTCATAGGTATGAATAATTGCTTCTTCAATTTGAGCAGTTCTAGCATTTAAAGCAGCTTCAAATACTGTTTTTGCTTTTAATTTAAATTCTTCGGAGAGATCATCCTCTGAAAGAAGAGCACTTACATCTTCCTCGATTTCTTCTTCAACTTGAGCAAAAGCCTCTTTCATTGCCTTGGTTTTTTCATCTTCATCATCATCACCTTCTTCATCATCACCTTCTTCATCATCATCACCTTCTTCATCATCTTCCTTTGAAGATTTTGCTGCTTCATCAAGTTCTTCTTCAGTCTCTTCTTCAATCAGATCTTCATCTTCCAGATCTTCATCTTCCTTGATGGCATCTGACTTCTTCAGACCTTTCATTGATTCGGCAGCCTTAGCACCCTTATTCACAACATCTTTAACAGACTTAAGTGAAGGTTCTTTTAACTTTGCTGAATTGTCATCAGGCTTATAGTTTTCTGGAGTAGGACCACCAAGATCTTCCCAATTACCAGTTTGACCATCAGGAATACCTGTAGTCAAATGCTGCATTGGTTCTGCTGATTTTGCACCTGCATTTACTGCAGTTCTAGATTGTTTAGTTCCTGTTTCCATTTCTTGTAAATTTTTACCACGGGACATTTGATCTCTCCGATTAACCTATATGTTTAATCTATATTTATTTATAAATTACAAATTTGATAAAAACTGTTGAAATAGAGAAATTTTATTCTCATCAAGTCTTTTTTCATCTACTAGAGTATTTATTCTTCTCTTAATTTTTGATACATTCTGCTCTCTTAAAACACCACCATCCCAAACCCATTCTTTTCCTTCCATAATTCCATGGACAAATGCATCAGGAGCAGATGGATCGGCAACGATATCTGCAGCAGTAGCAAGCATAAAGTCTTCACCAACAAGGGAATAACCTTCATTTGTTGGTATTAAAGAACCAACACCACGAGAAGAAACACCAAGAGAAACACCTTCACCCAAAAGTGAAGATGCAATTTTACCCATTGGAGTTTCGAGAATTTTTGCTTTGCCAATAAAATTATCACCATCTCTATAAAGTTCACAAATTTTATGTGAAACCCTATCGAGATTTACAGTTGGCCCATCTGGATGTCCAAGTTCCCCAAGAGCACGACCTTTTTGAATGAAATTTTCATTATATCTTTTAACCTCTCTTTCGAGAGTTCTCATTTCATAAAGTCTCTTGTTTCTATTTGGTTTGTTTGCTTGGAGAAAAATTCCCTCAATAAAAAGGGATTTTTTGCCATTTTTTTCTTCGGTAATTACTTTTACCTTTTCGATTTCTTCTGTGATTAATTTCATTTTATCCGCCTGAAATTTGAACTTCTGTTATGTGTAAATTGACAGGATTTCCGTCTGCTTTCACCCCAACTTTTACAACTCTTCTGATTTCTGATGGATATGCTAAATTTCCCTCAAGGGTATGACCAATTGCTGGAATCATACCTTCAGGTAAATAATAGTCGGGAGACCAAACAGGAATATCATTAAAAGAAGAACTGTCTAAATCAACTTCAATCTTTCTACTGTATCCACCCATGTTATGATGGACATTATCAACAGAAAGAACTCTAGAAAAATTGGTTACAATGCCAGTAGTATTAATACCAATAATTTCTACATAATCACCGGCATTAAATTGTGAAAAAGTTCCCTCGGGAAAAATTAAATTAGTTGTTGCTCCTGTTTGTACACCTACTACTTTTTGAGATATTACAGTTTCTTTAATTAAAACTGAATCCCCAGCACTTACCCATAAACTAGAAGTTGATAAACTTGGAGCATAGTCAACATCTATGTAAGCATTTTGATCTGGGGAAATTCTCAAATAACCAGATTTTAATGGAATTGGAGCACTAGTAGAAATTCCAGAACTGGTAGCAACGGAAACTGTCTCAATATTTTGTACAATTTTAAGTGCAGACATTTTATTGATATTACTATATTAGTTATTTATCAATAAGTAAAATCATAAGTGATTGAAATCACTCTTCTGCAGATAAAATTGAATTAAACATAGATGCAGATACTTCTGGTCTTATTTGTTCAATTTTTTCAGTTGCTTTTGAATAAAGTATTTCCTTTATCTTATCACTTATATCAGACGGTGATTCGTCCGATGCAATTAAATCTAATAAATTACTCATGGTTATTTTAGTTAAAACTTAAATTTATTTATATTTGTCCTTGTTCTGGTGGCAATTCCATTCCAGTTTGAGGACCAGTAATGGTTGGTTCTTGAGGCATCGCACCTAAAGCATTCATATCTTGCCCCTGAGAAGCAGCATCTGGTTGCATCATTGCAGAAGGATCTGGAATTATTCCTTTCTTAATTTCTTTTTCTATTTGATTGTCAATGTCTTTAATTTCAGAGTCAGATTGACTAAGTATATTTTTCCTTACATATTCTACAGAAAAATATCTTCCCAAATAGGGTTCCATTGCGGCAACAACACCCAACTTATCGTTCATCAATTCATTTTTCTTCAAATCTGAAAAATGATTATCATAAACATAATCATACTGAATGTGGTCACTTAGTGTTTCCCAATCTTCTGGTGATACTATATTTTTTAGTATCAATTGGGTTTTTAGCATATCATTGAATATTTGAGAAAATCTTTTTCTCAAACGACCAACAAATCTCGTAAATTTTAATTCATCTCTTAAAATTTCAGATGAACGACCAAGATTAAATCCACCACCACTATCCAATCTTGTTGATGGAACACCTAATGACTTATAAAGTTTCTTTTGAAAATATTCAATATCAGAAAGTTCTCCAAGATTTTGTCCACCTGGAAGAGTTGTGATTTCTGTGCCACGTCCACCCTCTCTTCTAGGTAACCAAAAGTCCTCAAGCATTGCCATATACTTTCTATCATCACGAATTTCACCAGTATTTGCATCATATACTAGTTTATTTCTATAACGATTCATCACATCACGAAGATATTGCTCAGCTTTGATTTTAGGTAAATTACCCACATCAATGTAAAAAATACGACGTTCTGGTGCTCTTGATAGTCTATAAATTACAAGACTATCCTCAATCATTCTTAATTGATTGAGAGACTTAATTGCCTTATGTAAATATGAAAGAACTGTTTGCTTATTTCTATCTACTAAACCAGAAGTTACATAAGTAATAGAATCTTTTGATATTCTTACATTATTAATATCTGAATTTCTAAATGTAGTATTTTGAGATGTTCCTATATTAGGGTCATACAAATAAAACTCATCTATTTCTGGGGAAACAAAATTTTCATAAGCACCCTCTTTGTTAACTACACTTCTAAATTCTGCTGAAAGTGTAGATTTTTGATTTTTCTTTAATTTTCTTACATGCTTTATTTTTAAGGGGTCAATATATCTAATTTCTTTTATTCCATCTGATGGTTTACTTATATCTATTACTTTATGATAGTAAATTCTTCCATCGACATACCAATTTCTGAATATTTCGTGACATTTTTTGTCAAAATCCATCACTTCTTTAATATATCTAAATTCCTGTCTGATAGCATCCTTCAACTTATCAGATGCAGGTAAATTAGATAATTCTATTTCTACAGGAGAATCATTTAAATCTGATACTATTGCTTCGTTAACAACATCCTCAATAGCACTGTCGCACTCAGGATGAAGAGACATTTCACGATATCTTCTAATTAAATCGTGTTCTGTTTTGTAAACACCTTCAATATCTACATACTGTCCATAAAAGCCACTAGAAATATAAAAATCCGATTTATCTTCGGAATTCTGTGGAATAGGGGAGACAATTTTAGAATTCTTGTCTCCCCCTTTTTCATTAATTTTAAAACCAAATAATCTAGCCATCAGTTAATATACTTCTTTCTATTATTTAGATAGTCTCACTTGTTCCTAAAATTGGATTTCCATCAGCATCAAATGTATCCCACCAATGTACCTGTAAATCAACAGTAAATTCTTCAATTGTATCTGCCGAATCGTAACTAAGATCGATAGCACTTACTGAAGTTGGGAAACAACCATAAAACTTATAAGATTTTAAAACTTTTATGGGACTATCAGTTGCTGGAAGAGTTGCACCATTGGCACCATTCTGATTTTCTCTTCCTCTACTGAGTTGATAAACATACATTTCTCTTTGATATGATACAGGTGTAATAACACCAGCATTATCATCATGTCTATTGATATAATTCATCCATCTCTCAAAAGCATTTCTAATTCTGAAATTAGTATCATTAATAACAGTGATTGTCCAAGGATCAAAGGTTCTGTCACCAGCAACTTTTAGATTTCTTCCCCTAAATGGAACATCTATAACGTTAATAGTTGATGCAGGTAAAGATGCTGCTTTAATCATAAAACGCATATCCTCAGAAAGGACAGCATCTTGCGTAATAAAGTCTGGGAAATTAATTTCACATTCAAAAAGATTTGGCCTTGCTCCACCACCAACAAGTTTAGATTTAAAATCACTAATAGTTCTAGATGAGTAAGTTTCGTTAAATGCCATTTTTAAACTCCTTTAGTAAATTAAACTGTTCCTACAACTTCAGAGAAGCTAACTCCAGTACGAGTAGCAACGAATGTAAGACCGATATAATTAATTGATCTTGCTGGTTTGACAAATATATCAGCTTTAAATTGATTGGAATCAATTACATCTGGAGTATTATTTGTCTCATCACAAATAACAACAAACTCAGTAATTCCTCTCTTTGCTTTTACATCACGTAAATAGGGTTCGACAATATTGATAAAATTACTTCTTGTAATAGTGTCATTGAACTCAAATAACTGTGATCTTGCTGCTCTTTCAATTGTTGATTCCAATGTTAAGAATAAACGACGAACATTGATTCTATCAAAGGCAGAAGGATAAGATAGAGCAGTCTTATCACCAAATAGAATAAATCCAGCACCAGAATTTGCAATAATTGGATTAATTCTATTTGTGTAAAGTTCATCTCTTTGAGATTGAGATGGGTTGTATGCGAGTTTAATCACATTATTTAAGGAACCTCTAGAACTACCTGCTGGTGAGAACCATGGATAGTTATTAGAACTAGTTCTACACATTAAACCAGCAACATCAGAGTTGCATGGGAGATATAAGAATGTGTTATTGAAACGATCATATGTATATTTGTATCCAGAATCAAATACAGCATATGATGAAGATGTAATTGGTGAGAAGAAATCTACAATATTTTCAGTTTGAGAAGCACTAGTAAATTCACCAATCACTGCTGTTCTGTGGGGAGAAATTACTGCGATGCAATCTTTTCTATCTTCTGCAATAGAAATTAAAGAATTTGCCTTATCTTGTGATTCGTACAAATTACTTGCAGAAGGTCCACAAATTAAATAATTAACAGAGTATTCTGCGGGATTTCTTAAAATTTCATAAGCAGATTTAATGGATCCAAATGGAGCATTGTATCCACCAACATTTGATGTGCCACTGTAGTCTTTTCCACCAGAAAGTGTGTATGTTTTTCTTCCTACAACATCAAAAATTACTCCCTGAGTTGGTCTATCCCAAGTTCCACTCGTTAAAGAATATTGAGATACTGCTGAACCCACTACGATGTTTCCAAACGAACCAGATTGAGATTCACCAACAAAAATATATTCAGAGTTATTTGCAATATAATCTTTATAATATACAGATTCTGATGGTGAAACTCGACCATCTAATGATTTGGACAGTTTTGAAAATTTCTCAACCACATTTGCTGGAGTACCTGTAATGCTTCCATCATCATCAACGACAACAACATTAATTTCATCATATTTTGAATTTCTTTCTAATGCATATTGAGATGTTCCTGGTCTTTCAGAAACATTTTTCCAGTAAATTGTTTGATTTTCCAATCCTAATGTTTGCTCATTATACCAATCTTTAATATTGGTTGAAACTACAGATGTTATCGCAACACCAGTATTGGTTGAAAAATTTAATGAAACATTTCTAGAAGTGTCAAAAGAATAAACATTCAAAGATGTATTAGCATTTCCTGGATTTTTGTAATCTGTTGGTGTGGAAACACCATTATTACCAACTGTATCCGTAATGCGAACATAAACTTCGTTTTGGCCAATGCCTGTTACAACACCTCTTAAATATCCTGTAGCTGGTTGTGCGGATGGAGTATTTTTTCCAACTAGTGTCTGGGTAACAGCACAACCAACAGTTACTGCTGCACCAGTTTGAGTAGAAGTTATTGTCCCAAAAGTGAGACTTAAAGACAACTCTGATGAGTTGATTGATGCTGGAGAAATAGTTATTGTGGATGAACCAATGCCAGTAATGGTAGAAGAGGAACCAACAATACCAGAAATTGGTTGAATAAATTGACCTATGGCAAGAGTGTCTGTGTTAATTCCAGTTATTGAAGTAGTTGTTACACCAAGAACAACTCCTGTTTTTGTGACAACTGGTGAAAAAGTATTCACAAAAGTTGCAGCAGTGTTAACACCAGTAATAATTTGATCCGCAAAATTATCTATAACACAAACTTTTAATTTATTTGCCCAAGAACCAGGGTTTTTTGAAGCATAATACCAACCAGATGGAGTTAAATTATCATATGCTTCTTTGGAATTTATTTTTATTGAAGTTGGACTTCCAGAAACACCAGCATTGGAATTGATTAATGTTCCACTAACTTCAGAACCACTTCTGATAACTCTTAAAGTTCCACCATAGGAAAGATAATTTGAAGCACTCCACCAATATTGATTTTGGTCATCTGCTACTTGTGGATAACCAAAAATTCTCAGTAAATCTTGTTCGTTTTCAACTAAAACCGGAGTATCAATTGGTCCCTTTTGGAATGGACCAGCAATTGCGCCAACTTGATCATTAATAGTATCAATTCTTCCAATAGTTAAGTCAACTTCTCTTACTTTGACGCCTGGAGATACTAAATTTAATGCCATCTGCTTTCCCCTTGTAAGAAGTTCATTAGTCTAGAAGTATTTATAAATTACCAATTCTATCTCTCCTATCTATATTCCCACATAAAAGAAACATCACCGTACTCATCTGTATACCATCTATCTCCACTAGAATCAACAAAAGTGGTTTCATTATCTATCCCGTTAACAATAAATCCAAATGGAGACATATCTTGGTCTATTTGGTCTTTTTGCTCTTCATAAATTCTCTTTCTTATATCATTATCTGTTAATTCTTTAAAATAAGGTTGAACAACTAACCAAGAAAAAATTACAAGACACATTGCCAAGTCATCATTACAACCATCTTCTGCTTCAAATGATTGGTTTTTTTGAATGAAAGTAGTCAATTCACTAATTATATCGTAATCATTCACTAACAATTTATCATCTTCAACTAAAGTTTTTAAATTAGAACATCCAACTTTTTTAACAGTTTTGGACATTTTAATACCAAGTTGAGATTTTTTTCCAGAAAAACCTTGACCCACTAACTGACCTGCTCTACCTCTCATCGAGCACATCAAAATATTATCATATTCTAAATCAAAATGAAGCATAGAAGAAACTTGTTCTCCAATATCATTAACTTCAACTAGAACATATGCTTTGTTATATGCCTTTGCTATATCATTAATAATATTTGGAAATAATATTGGTTTTATTTCATTATTTCTGTATTTTCCTACAATCACATATGGTAATGTGGTAATGTCGTAAATTATAAATGCAGAATAATCGTTATTTGTTCCTCTAGAAACATCAACTGTTAAAAGATAATTGTGGTCTTCCTTTGGTTCTTGATAAACATCCAATCCTTTATTTCTTTTTATTGGGTCATCATAAACTAATGTTCTAAGTTTTGCCGGTGCAATCAAAGTATCTACCGACCCTAAAAATTCACATTCAAATTCTTGTGTAAATTGTCTTTCCGAAGTATTTCGTATAGTCTCTTCTTTCCATTTTGCATCTCTTCCTGGAACTTGAGACCAATGAACTTCTAAAGGAATATAACCATTTTTTCCCCTTTCGGCATCGTGCCAGAGTTTATAAAACATATTCATCCCGTTAGGAGTTGAGATGATTATGACTTTTGTACTAATACCAGATGAAATTGTAGGATATACTGAACTAAAAAATTGTTCCGCAATATGATTTGGAATAAACGCAAATTCATCCAAGAAAATAATGTTGAAAGAGTTTCCTCGAACAGCAGATGATGAAGTAGATGCTGCTACAATTTTACTACCATTTTCAAGTTCTAAAGAACCTTTGTTCCAAGAACCAACACCCTGCTGCAACCACTTGGGTAAATTTTCATAAGATAATTGTAGTCTACTCAATAACTCCCTAGCAGTTTCTGCTTTGTTTGCTAGAATGGCAATTCTTATGTTATCGTTAAATAACGCATAATGTAAAAGATAAGAAACTACAGTAGTTGACTTTCCTGTCTGTCTGGGTAATTTTGCAATATTAAATCTATTATTGTGAAAATTACTAATAAGTTCTTCTTGAAAATCATACATCTCAAAGGGAATAAGACCCTCATCAAGAGAAACAATCTTTACGTATTTTTTTGCAAAATATATGGGATTATTTTTACATTCAATATATTCTTGAATTTGCTCTTGAGTAAATTCAATTTGAACATTTTCTGCTTTTAAGTTTGGATTACCTTTATAATGTTTTTCGGTCATAAAGTTTTAAATGATGTACTCAATTCACCTATTAGTTCTTGCTGCTGCAAATATAATTTACAATAAGATTTTGCAAAATTTCTAGCATCATCTAAGTCCATTTTGTCAATAACTCTTGCTTGTTGTTCATAAATTAAAAGTTTATTCAGACTTTTAATTTCAATATCTTCAGGATTCATTATTTTTTCCTATAAACAATAATGGTTTAGTTGGGTCTTTCATTGCCGGTGCAAAAGAAATTACAATAGCACCTGGATATATCTTTACTATCTCATCTGTAATTTCTTTCTTAGTTGGTCTTTTTGTTTGTGGAAAGAACATTTGCGATTGTATATATCTTCCTTTCCAAGTTAATAAAATAGCATAAGTTGCTCCAGAAGATTGTATTCTAGTGTACTGTTCTTTCACTGGAGATTTTTCTGCTTTCTTTAAACGTGTATAATAATCGGGAAGTTCTTCCAAATGCTGCAGTGCAATATTTTTAGCAATTTCTAAATTTTTTGTATGCTCTTTCTCGACTTTAATTCCAAGTTCCAACTGTTTTGCCAGTTTATCTAAACTAACGTCGTGTTTTTTTGAAATTTCTTCAATTGATTTGTGTGGTTTCATTCCGGGGCAAGTGCTCTTACCGTGAATCGGGCAGTCCACATCTTTTTTTGTATTATTACAAAGAGAAGATGCCTCAAAAATAAAAGTATTAAAAGTTTTCATTTAACTTTTGATTTTTATTTATTTAGAACTATCAAAACCTTTCTTTAAAAGTTTCTGCAAGTCTGAAGTTGAACCAACAAATAAAGCATTGGTTACATTCTTTGGTCCCTTTGGTTCCTCTTCATTTAATTTCTTCATCTTTTGTTGTAAATCAATTAATTTATCTGATACATCAGCAACATTTTTAATTAGTTGACCTGCAACTTCATATGCTCTTGGACTATCACTTTGTTGAGCAACATCAAGTATATCACTAATTGCTTGTTGACCTTTTTCTATAAGTGAATATAAATTTCCTCTCGTATACTCATAGTCAGTTTCTGCATTATCTCCTTTTGGAGAATGTTTATCCAAAGAAATCTTTTTGTCTTCAATTATCTCTTTAGATACTGTTGTAGTATCAATACTTAAAGCATTTTCTATTGAGTCAAATTTGTTATTCATAAATCAACATCAACTCCTTTTGAGGGACTATAAGTTTTACCATCACCAAAATCAAATCTATCCTCATTAAATCCAAAATCATCTCCAAATTCAATTAATTCATCATCTGCAGAATCTATAATATTGATAGAATCTCCTGCTATGTGAGCAGATTGAACAGTACTATCTTTACCTCTATCAACTACTAAAGTATTTCCAGAAATCTCTCTAATATAAATTGCTTCATCATTTATCATAATGTAACTATCTTCTGTCAATGAAGACGCATCTGAAACATTAATTATCGTAGATGTTTCATCAATATCCTCTGCTAATGCTGCACTTTGGTCATTATCATAATCTTTTAAAGCCCTTGGTGTTGCAACATATCTCAATTCTCTTGATGAATTTTTAATATTAGTGTTTGAGTAATAATCAACCTGAACTTTTTTGATAAGTTTATCACTACTTTCTGCAATTGGACCAAATATATACGTTTTTGCGGTAAAATTCAAAGTATAAATTAAAATTCTTCTTGAATCATAAGAACCTTCATATTCATCATTCATTTGAATGCTTTCCAATGTAATTGGAACATCTCTTTTCTCACCTATTGAAGATACCAAATTGATGGTCATATTAAAATGGGGTTGAAAATAGGGTAAAATTTGTTCAACAATTTGTAACATATCATCATTATATTTTCCCATAACACTTAATTGAATTCCAATATTATATGGAACAGGCATATAAACTTTTGTCTGTTTATTGTCCTTTAATGCTTTAAATGTTTGAACAGTTGAAGTTTTTCTTGATGGGTCATACTGGAGACTTGTCATCTCAAATGACATTCTCGGTAAAGTTATTGCGACTCTTTTTCTTAAATCTGGTTTCTGTTCAAGTCTTGCTAAAAACTTTTGAACTGGTCCATAAGCAATTGGAACCTTTATTAAACTAGTATCTGCATCATTTTCATCTTGATGTTTAATGTACAAATTATTAAACAAGGTTCCAAACGAAATTATCGTTTTCCTTATAATTTCGTTATAACTATAAGACCCAAGCATTTTAATTAAATTGAGTTTCTATTAATTATTTAGTAATCTCCAAAAGGATTCCTTTCAGAAAAATCAATAGTATTATCTGCCTCGTGTTCTATATTGATATTATCAGCATATGCATCATAATAATCATCCATATTGTTTACGGATAATAACTTATAAGTTGCAGCTGCACCAACTATTGATTCTCCAAGTGCAAATGTTCCATCAATAATAGAAACTTTAAGTTTTCTAGTAACAGAATTCCATTCCTTAACGTATGCTTTTGTTCCAGATGTCTGCCCAGTAATTTGCTCATTAAACTTATAATCTCCTTCTGAAGTGCCAACTGGAGATTGAATTGTAATATTTCTAGCAAATGCTTCCAAATAACCACTTCCAGCATCAATATATCGAACAGAAGTTATAGTTCCCGAAGAATTCATAACTGCAGTTGCTATTGCTACTCTTCCATTTACTGATGGTGGTACAGATATACTTATTGATGGGAGAGATGTATATTGATAACCACCAGTAATTATTCCAATTGGTCCAAGAACTCCAGAATCAATAACAGCAGTTGCTATTCCACCTGAACCGGATGTTGAAATAATCTGAACAGTTGGTGGAGTTGTGTATCCAGAACCTGGATTGGTAATTAAAATTTTATCAATTGAACTTCCATCTCTTCCAGGCAATGTTCTCATCAGTGCTTCTGCAGAAGCATTAACACCACCAGAAGGTGCTGGGGATATTGCTATTCTTGGAATATCTCTATACCCATATCCATCATTAATTACATCGATGTAACTTACTGATTTTGGTAAATTTATGGAGGGACTAGTCAATTGAAGTGGTGTTGCTGTAGACTCAACCATACTTAAAGTTGCAATATAACCAAAATCTTGAACGGATTCATCAACCTCTTCAATTGAAGTATCAATAACTTCATCCTCATATTCAAAGAGTTCACATCTTAACTCATAAATGTACAAGTTATTTAATTGATAAAAAGGACGTTTTCCTTCTACATATTTAATTTCGAATAGTGAATTATCCAAAGGAAAATAAATCAAATCACCTTCTTCTGGACGTATAGAAACTTTAATGTCAGAATCACTACTTAAAAATGGAGTTACAAAATCCTCATATCTTTCTCTCGATATAACTAAAGTCAATTCATCAGTAGACCTAACACCAAATTTTGACAATATATCTCCTTGTCCACCAAATCCATCAAAATTCAAAACATAAGCTTCTATTCTAAAACTATCATCAAACTTAGTGTAAATATTTTCTTTAATTACTGTTTTTTCACCAATAAATTTTCTGGGCATGTAGACAATATCTTGCCCATACATTTTCAATTGCTCATTAATTAAATCTTGTACTAATCTTTGTTCGGATGCAGAACCTTGTAAAAAATATGGATTTAATGGTGTCATATTAACCTATCATATCTAGAGGTGGAAGTTCGTACTCTGTCTTGAGGGATGCCTCTATTTCTTCTATTTCTCTTTCTGCGTCTTCATATAATTGTCTTCCATTTAAAGTTATTCCTCCTGGAAGTTGTACATTATTAAATTTAATCATATTTTGTCCCCACTGTCTTTTAATCAAAGCAGTAAGATATTTTTTTAACCAAAAATCATTATAAATTTTTGGAAAATCACTTGGATTTACAATTCTATAACAATCAATAATTATATACTGATTTTGTGGAACTTGTTTCCAATCAATATCCAAATATAATCTATGTTGTTTCTTATTAAATCTCAATTGAATATCTGGAGTGATTAATCTACTTATGTCCTCCAAATAAGTTTTTACCATTGCATAATTTAATAAATCCAATGCACCATAATAGTACAAATCATTTAAAAATATTTGATATTTTATATTAAACATTCCACTTGATATTGTGCTTGAGTCAACTTTAAAAACATTATTTACTCCAATAATTGTATCTGGAAGTGGAAGATAGTTTTGTGCTTCTTCGTAAGTTGAAGAACTTATTCCTGAATTTGAAGTTCCTACAGTTGTTGCCGGAACTTTAGTAATTATATTTTTCTCGTCCCCAGTTAATTTGTGCTTTAAAAAAACTCTTTCAATTCCATCAAAATGTCTTTCGTGAAAATATTGCAATGCATCATCAACACGGTCTTCTATTTGGTCATCTTCAACATTTATTTCCAAAACAGGATAACCTAGTTTTCTCAAACAGTAATCAATTAAACCTTGACGAGTTGATGGTTGTGCCATTATTCTATATTAGAAGTAGAAAAATCTTCGTTATTTTTTGATGACCTTTTATTTTTCTTTTCAAGTTCTGCCGAAAGTTGATTTATTTTTGATGTTAAAGAATCAATCGTTTGATTGGCAGTCATAATCTTTGCCTCAAGAGCAATAACTTGATTAAAAAGGTCAAATGATTTTTGTTGATATGAACCTAATAAATTTTTAAAATCAATCTCGTTCATTGTGCTTTGCATACAAAAAGAGGTGGAGTTAAACCCCACCTCTATTTATAGTATAACTATTATTTTAGAAAGCACCACCATCTATAGTAATGTTTTCTAAGAATCTTTGTGAATTGGTGCAAGATATAACTTGTGATTGACCAGCACAATCATAAACAGATAAAGCACCGATTTCTATGTGTGCCATTCCAGAAGCATTTCCTACTGGTGAAAGAACACCACTAGAGTCAGTAACATCTGAAGCAAACACAATTTTTGTTGCACTATCATCCCAATAAACTGCTGATTTTTTAGCACCACTTGAATAATAATGTAATAATATACCAACATCGAGATTTGAATCTGAAGAAGGTGGTATTAAGGTTCCAGAACCATCATCAACAAGTCCAAGGTCAATTAATTGGTCCTTAACCTTTAAATTAACAGTATTAACAGAAGTAATTGCACCCTTAACAGTTAAACTTCCACCAACCGTTAAATTAGTCGTAACACCAACATCACCAGAAGCACCTGCTATTGTTATTGCTTCTACACCACTTGTAGATTTTAAAGTTGATGCTTGAAGTATAGATACACTTAAAGTGTTTGTGGATGGTACAAAAGTTGCTCCAGAGCTAACTCTTACAGTCTCACCTTGTTGACCTGCTGATGTGTCAGCAAAAAGCATATGATAAGTAGATGAGTCAGAGGTTCCAGTGGTGTCTACTTGTGTTGAACGAGTAGCAGTTGAAATAGTTCCTGTTATTGTGGAATTGAATGATGTATTAGCATTAATTGTTAAAGTATCTGCGGGGTCTGTTCCTAAGACAGTATTTCCATTAACATTTAAATTATTTCTAATGGTTGTTATACCAGAAGTAGAACCAATGTTGATATCAGTTGCAGCACCTGCAAAGTTTACAGTTGTTGCATTAGCATTAACTAAATTAAATGTAGTTGCAGTTGTTGTTAAATCTCCACCATTTATAGCAATATCTCCTGCAGTGGTGATATTGCTATCTGTCATTCTAATTCCCGAACCAACAGCAAGACGAACACCGTCTGCTACGGTGGTAGTTCCAATCGCAACACCATAGTTAAATGCAAATACATCAGTTGCAAATCCCAGAGTATTTTTCTGGAACCACATCATTTGCTTATAGGTATCTGGAAGAGTATTAATTCCAGATACTGAGAATGAAACTAAAGGTGTTCCTTCAGTAGATGCAATTGCAACACCACCGTGATTTGCTGTAGTGTCAGTTGACACATCAGTTCCTGTTACACTTGTAGTGTAACCAAGTATAATATCTTTGTTTCTAATATAAACATCTTCACCAAGTAATGTTACGGTCGTTCCACCAATAGTAACATTACCATTAACATGTAAATCATTACTAACTAATACATGTTCTGATGCTACAAGACTTATTATTCCGTCATTGCTTTTAATTTCATTGGACTGATTAATGCCAATTTCAATATTATCTGCATAGACACCAGTTGCAAAACTGCCTATACCAGCAAACTTTGCATCTCTCCATCTTTGAGTTGTAATGCCAATATCATAAGTATTATCGGCATTTGGGGTTAGATTTGAAATAAACTCACCAGAAACATTAATGTTATCAGTATTTTCATCTCCAAGATTAATTGTCCCACCTTTGAATGTTACGATGCCAACAAATTCAGATACACCACCAACATATAAATTCTCTTTAACTGTAAGATTTTTGGCAATACCAACACCACCATCAATCTGAACGGCACCGGTATTTTCGTCTCCTAATACATTATTCTCAGTACTTGAGAATGTTGTAATTCCAGAAAAATCAGCATTAGAGTTTACATCTAAAAATCCAGCACTACTAATAGATGTAACTCCAGCTACGTTTAAATCATTTCCAAAATAAACAGTGCCACCAACACCTAACCCACCAGTGATTACTACTGCTCCAGTTGAAGAACTTGTAGATTGGGTAGTTGATGTAAATGCAACATTTCCAGTAAAATCACCACCTGTTATCTCGTTAGTCCATCTTAAATTTCCGTTACCATCAGTTACTAAAATTCTACCATCTATAGGTACGGATGGGAATGTGTAAGTCGTTACTCCCGTATGTCCATCTGTACAAGCAAGTGAAACATAATTTGTTCCATCTTTGTTGACTAAATTAACTCTTGATGATTTAGTTCCATCTTCTCTAGTCCAGTATCTTGAAGAACCAAAAAATTTATTTCCTAAGGCAGTTCCATCGGAACCAATGTAAAAATCATATTTATCTGTAGTAAAACCAGGCTCACCTTGACGGAATGATACAATTCCAGAAGAAATAAGAGAAGCAGAACCTCTCTTAAACTGAATAATCGGTGAAGATACTGACATCTTTTTACCCTTTTATTAGTATTTATTATTTAGAAGAAACCAGCATCAACATCAATTTTATTATCTAAATCTATATCTAATACATTCATAAAGTCTGATGGTAGACCAGGTTGTGGTCCTGTTGATGTTGATGCTGCAGAGAGAACCGCGTCTGGGTCAACAATAGTAAATCTTCCTAATGTATTACTGTAAACCACAACATAATTATCTTTATTTGCATCTAAATTATCAATATCAACATCATATAAATCAGTAAAATTAGTAATTCCAATTAAAGATGAAACAACTTTTCTTTTATTTTCGTCACCAACTCTTACACGAATATTGTGACTAGAAACTTTTACTTTTATTGGTTGGTTTGACATGGTTATAAAACGCTAGTGGTTACTCCTGCTGTTACCAAAGCACTGCCCTCAACAACTCTAGTTCTTTCCCCATTTCCATCATCAACTAAAACATCATAACAATATCTTCCTGACTTTAATTGGGAAGTAATGGAGGATGCTAATGATATTCTTATTTGACCAGTCAATCTAGGTTCAATAAAAGAAATATCAAAAACTGCAGACGTTTTTGATGAATTGGGATGTTTTTTCAAGACAGAAGATGCAGTATATCCAGATAAATTTAAACTATTTCCAAAAGAATTTGATAAAATAAAAGTTTGATTGAAATCTGCACCAACTGGAATAGTAATGTTACTTACATAAACCGACATTAGACTTAATCACCCATTTTAAACTATTTATGTTTTAGAATCAATCAATTGTCTTATTAAATCCTTTAAATCTTCAACTTCTTTTTTTAAGTCATTCAATTCATTTTTTTCTTTTAATTTTGAATTTTTTATCTTTAAATACTGTTCATACTCATAATCATTACAATTTATAATTGCGTTAGATGACTCATCTCGATATAAGTTAGTGTGACCTTCTACTGGTATCATATTGTTGCAATTGCCCTAAAGTTTTTAATTGAAGGAATTATTGCCTGGTTAGTTCCAGTAACTACAACTTTTATTTGATAACCAGTAAACAATGGAAGATCTCTTGCGGTATATTCATATCCCCTATAATCAAAGTTATAATTTGAACTGTTTACAAATCTATCAGGATTTCCACTATTATTTCCTTGCTCGGAAATATTTCCATCATTATCTAAATTATCATATCCTGGGAATAATTCATATGTTTGTTGAGAATCTGGTGAATCATCTCTAAAAATTCTATAAAGAACCTTAATTTCGTTACTTCCATCTGCATAGGCATCAAATAATACTTTTAATGAATCAGCACTTCTTTCCAATTTAATTGGTCTTGATAAGTAAACAAATGAATGGGGGTCATCATAAATGCTATTGATCCTTGAATCATTAATAACATCATTAATTGGTTTATCTATTCTGTTCATTGAAGTTATTATATTAACTCTATCTAAGTCAATAAATGGTGATACTTTTGTGTCCTTTGTAGACAATTCAAGTTCCATTGTAAAAGACCTTTTTCCTGGATATGGGTCAAGATAAGTATCTTCATTAATCCTAGATAAAATTGCTCTTTGAGTTGGGAAATAATTGTTTGAGTTCAAAGAAACTGATTCAAATCCTTGGTCTACAAATGAAACCTCATTTCCAGAAACACTAGAACCTGTAAATGTTCTAACTTTTGCTTCTATATTAGTAGTTTCTGGTAAAAGTGTTTGAATATTGGGTCTCAATATTGAATATGAAATATTCTGTGTTGCTTTTGGACCAGTTATGGAGTTTGCAGATGGTGCGTATGAAGAATAGTTTCCACCTGTTTTCGTTTCTTTAAAGTATAAAGCAGGTATTCCAGAATCATCTGTAGATCTATTTTTTACTAATGATGAGAAATTACTCATGTCAATATCAATATAGTATTCGTCCAATCCAATCTGATATCCTGAAGAAATATTATGAACCTTGTTTATTCTCAATAAAGATATTCCATCCAATTCATATTTAAATACTGGTGAGCCAGCAAGATGATATGCAGTTAGTATAGTAGATATTTCTAAATTGTTAATAACTGGAATTCCTCTTGTTATACCAGTTAAAGTTGAATTTGATTCATTATAACCAGTATATTGAATTATTTCACCATTAATGTTAATATAACCTGGATTTGATGCACTTACAACAATTCCCTCAAAGTTTTTAAATTCGTCTATAGAATCTAATTTTATTGGATCTGTTGAATTAATTTGATAATCATTCCCTATCCTTGTTGGAGCAACATCAGATTCAATATTAAATAATTTTACTTTGTTGTCAATTGAATACATTCCATGATTACTATGACTTACTTTTATTTGACGACCATTTGAAATATTGGTACTTGAAATTACGGTGCCATTAGTAATTTCTGTTACTACACCAGAAGTGTTTACATAGTTAATCTCATTTGCTGTTCCAGATTCATCAATAGTTCCTTGAACATTATTTACAATGAATCCATTAAATGCGGAAATAATTCCAGCACTATTTGGAACAGTCAAAATTGCATTGCTGCCAAAACCACCAATACTAGATGGTTCAAACGTCAAACTATCTCCTGGAGCATACCCAGAACCACCATTGACGATTGTTGCTGCTATTGCAACTGGATTGATATTAATGTTTGCAATTGCTCCAGATCCATTTCCTGTTATAGAAATTAAAGGAACGTTATTATATACTGCTGAAGCACTGTACCCAAATCCAGGGTTAGTTATTTCCAAATTGCTTCCTATTCCTATTGAACCAATAATATTTTCTAAATTTCCAGAGAAAGTATTATTTGTTCCATTTTGAGTTAATTTAGTTCCTATAGATAAATTTGAATAGTCAGTGGAACTCAAACTATTAGCCAAACCAACTTTTATTTTTTTGGAGAATAATGAAATTGCATTTGGTCTTAGTGACACTATTTGCCTATTTCCAATACTTAATATTGGATTGTAAAATCTAACAGAAGCAGATTGCGATGTGAATTCTGCTCTATATAATTTAAATTTAAGATCTTCCAACTGTGATGGTTCCCAAGTAGAACCATTTTGAGACTTAAATAGTGAACCAAGGGTTGGTTGTTGAGAAACAATAATTCTTTCTGATTCTGGTCTATTGGCACTTCTCACATCAACTTCAGTCATTCTAGATATCCAAACATTATATTCATCAGAGTTTGAAATTAAAACTATCGAATAAGATTGTCCTGTTTCCAAATAAACTGGGGATTCAAATGTAAAAGTAGTTGCAACGGTAGAATCGTCAGAAACTAAAATGTCTTTTGGTTCTAATACAACTTCGGAGAAAGGAAGAATAGTTTGAGAGGGCAAACCTGTTTCTACAGTTCGAATCTGAAGAGTAATTGGTATACTTCCAGAATCTTTAGACCTAAAGAATATATCACATTTTGTTATGAACACACCATTTGGATCAGTTACTTCAAATGTTTGAGCTAAAGGATCTACCCATCTTGTCTGAACTCTTGTTTGAGTAAATCTAGAACTAGTTACAGTATTAGAAACTAATCTGTCTTCAGTTTCTGTTTCAGTTCTTTCCTCTTGTCTTATATTTCTTTCAACGTCTGCATTTCTAATTCTTAATGTTAAATTTTCTACATTATCTAATGTTCCATTTGAAGAAAAATTAGTTTCTGCTAAGCTATCTGTAAATCCGGTTACTCTTGAATTTGTTGAACTTGTTGTAAGAACAAATGTTTTATCACCAGATTCAAAACTTGGGTTTGAAGGTAAAGTTGGATCTGGAATAAACAATGAACCAATTAAAGTTCCAGCAGAATCGGAAACTAAACGAATATCAGATACTCTTGCAACTGCATTACTAGTAGAACCCACCAATTGCATTCCTGGGACAACACTACCAAAAAATCTTGACTCTGATTGAATTTCCAAACTAGCAGTATCAACATTAAGTATTGTGCTGGTAGATGAATAAGAATTTGATAAAGAATTTTCTGGATTGTAGGGATTTAATGCAAATGTTTCTGTTGGTTCATCATAAGGACCATATTTATGATTTTGTGATGCCAATCTAAACACAATAGTTCTAGAGTTAGATAATCCATCAGAAGATGGTACTCTACCTACAACAATTTCTCCTTGTTGGAATGTTCCACTTACCATTTCAATTTCAAGAAGTTTTGGAACAATAAAGTTAGTAATTGCAAAATTATCAAAAAATCCATAAAATTTAGTAGAAGGTTTTAACCTTCTAGCAACAAATTCAATATTTCTAGATCTCATAAAGTTTATCACAGACCTAGAAACTACTCTATCTCCAATAGAAACACTATCAAATCTCTCACTTACACCAAATTGAATTCCTTGTCTAGATTGATTTCTTGTTGTTAAAGTTTGATTTCTTCTAATAGTGGTCTCGACATCCTCAAAAATTTGAGTTCTTGTTGCACCTCCCCACCACCACCACCACCAGTTGGCATCAGGAACAGTATTATCTGAAATTAATCTTGTTTCTGTTTGTCTTGCAACGATTGGTCCTTCAATATTTTCAACACCAGTCCAGTTAGTTTCCCATGAGTTCCAATTTATAGGAGAAATACCAGTATTTGTATCTGCACCCAAATTTTGCATTACAGCAGTGAAGTTTCCTTCAGAATCCTCAACTCTTTCTGATCTTCTAGTTTCAATCCAAGTGTCGGAGGAGGGATTTAAATCTATAGAACCAATCCAACTTGGTGTATTAAAAGGATTTACATTTTCTGTTCTAGTGGCAAATCTATTTTCAGTATAAACAACGTCTTGATAATTTAAACTAATTAAATCTCCTGTTCTTTTTATATTCGAATTGCCAAAATCATTAGAAAATCTAACATCTACCGAAGTATTTTCGGACTGACCTATTCCTATTATGGACTCTGTTCCAACTAATAAATCCAATGAAGTTGAATAATGTTGAGGTTTTAATAAACCTGAAGAAGTATCAACAGAACATCTAAATTGATTATTTGAAATATCACCACCAAAATAAGATTTAAAGTTATCAACAAAAAAACCACATTTAAATTTATCTAAATTTGTTTGAGGGTCTCTTATAACCAAATTATTAGTGTCTGTTTCCAACAAAGAAAGAGATGTATAATATTCAACGTTTGAAATACGGTCCTCAAGTCTAGAGATATCTTTCATAGTATATCTCTTATGGGAAGATGTAGAAACTTTTATATCCTTTATATCATAAACATATGCTGGATAAAATAATGTAGCTATTTCAAGAGAAGAATCAAGTGAATTTGGTGCTTTTGGTGAAAATGCAGGTGTTCCTTTATTTACCGTAAACACGCCGTTTTTTGATAAAAATATTTTATCAATTCTTGGAAGATAATAATTATAAGATAAATTAAGATTTTTATCTTTTGCTAAAATATTAATTGATGAATTAGTTTGCGATTCAAAAACTCTAGAAGAAAATTCAAAAGGTGATTTTGTCCCAGAAGATACATTATAAGAAGTAACCCTTGGTCTTAAGTCTATAATATCAGTATTTCTAACTCCATTTTTAGAAGGAATCTCAGAAGTATATCTATCATCATCATAAGAGTCCACAGATACGAAGTCACCTTGACTTGACGAATCAATTACATAATTATTATAAACTATTTTTATTTTTTTAGTTGGTGAATTAAATTCTTTTTTTCTTATTAATCTTGAATAATCATAATATTCCTGCCTTTGTCCATTATCTAATATAAAATTATTTTTAATTTCTTTATCACCAACAGTTATTGCACCTATAACTCCAGAAATATTAGATTCTTTAGAAGTAATTGTTTCACCAAGTGAAAATTTATTTTCGTTAGCATAGACAATCTCTATTTCATTGGAACCATTTGTTGATACAAAATATGCTGCAGCAGAACTGTTTTCACCAATCAAAAGTTCACCTTTAATGAAATTATTGACATTTGTATTTGTGGACGAGAAAAATACTTTTGGTAACTGTGGATCTTGAATACCAGAAGATTCGAATATTCCAAGGACATTAACGACATCAGGAACATTCAAAGATATTTGTTTATCTTGAACTCTTAAACCATATCTAGAATCAAAAGTTAAACCGTCATCTAGTGAAATGGAACCAATTCCAGATAAACGTGAACTTGATTTTGAAACAATTAAAGAAGAGCATCTAGAAAAAATTTTCTTTCTTTGATTCAAATTTACTTTTCTCAATGATGCAGTCAAAATTGCAGATCCATTTTGACTTATATTTTGAAAATTTATTGATTTATCTAATATTAAAGTGTTTTGATTTGTCAAAGGCTCTACATTACCTGTAGAGACAAAAGATAAATTGTAATCCTCTTCATCAAATGTTTCAAAAAACAGATTTGGGTCAGTTTCTAATATTTGTCCAACACCAGAAGATATAGTTACATTATAACTTTTTCTAACTATTACACTTGAATTGGTCAAATCTAAATTAGAAACATTAGTCTTTCCAAGTTGCGAATAAAGATATGAATCATTTACATTTCTTGAATTTAAAATAACTTTTTTGAGATCATTCACAAAAGATGTTGAACCAAAAACTGTACCATCACAAACATTAGATACTGTTGGAGCAGATCTGACAAATATTCTATTGTTTGGAATGTCTAGTTCATCTACAACGTTATATGTTGGGACACTTGAGGAGGTTTTCGTATATGATAGTATATCACCAATATTTAAATTTCTAAAAAATGTTTCATTTGAAGAAGTTACTATATTTCTACCAGCACTTGGAGTAAATGTGAATCTTGTACTTGGTTCAGATAGAGGAACTACAACATCTAAGGAAGTATCTGCAGTAAATGAACCTGTTCCAGATGTACCTACAAATTGATGTACATCAGATAAAGCATAATCTCTAAAAGAAGAAATTACTCTACCATCTTCAGTTCCATTTATTCTTATTTTCTCATTAGTTTTAAATGTTCCAGATACTTGATATAAGTTAATAACACTGCTGTTAGTAACACTCTCTACAAGATATCCACTTGCACCGCTATTAACACCTTCGATAAACGCTGGAGCAGTTAAAGTGATTGATGTACCTAGAGTTATTGTAGTATATGTTTGGATATCATACAAAGAACACTCATATTTTGTAGCATCATTTGAATATTCTGCATTTTTTAATTTAAAGTCATAGACTCTAGCAACACCAATTTTAGTTCCAGAAGAAATTCCAGAATTTAATGTCCTATTACTGTAAAAAGAAATCTGTGATGCCGTAGAAAAACCAGATATTACAGACCCATGAACATTATTTACATCTATTTGTCTTCCGACACTAAAAGGAATAGATTGATTAAAAAGTTTTTCAGTTTCTCTTGGTTTATCAAAATCAATTACTGTAGTTCCTTTAATATCTACTTCATATCCTCTGACAAATGCCTTGCCTGGACTAATACTAATGCAACCAATGTTATTTGATGGAATGTTTCCTTGTTTCGTTTTTTGTGCATCGGAATACAAACCATTATTTCCGATTTTATTGTCAAGAGATTCTTTAACTGTTAAAGAGAATGGTCTTACGTAATAATCTCCAGACTCATCATAAGTTCTTCTAGCAAGTTCATTTGAAATTAATCCATAATTAGTTTCATTAACAAAAGTCTGTAAAATTCCATTTTCTACTCTTAATAACTCAATAAAATTTTCATCATTAAAATCGTTTATATCTTTTTTTATTAATTCTACATCAACTACCAACCTATCTGCACCTGGTGCAGCATAATTTGAAAAACCTTGAGCATTATCAAATAAATCATTGTATTTATTTGAAGGTGCTGCAAATTCTTCATTTATGTTTAAACCTACTCTATAGGAAGGTTTGTTATTATATTGGTCCAATATAACTGTTTGTGATGTAACAGTTACAAAAAATCCTCTAATAAAATATACACCCTCTGTAATTTTTGCTGCTGAACCAATTGATGTTGAAGAAGAAATTATTGAAGTTGCAAAAGTAGTGTTTGCACGAATTGAAGAACTTCCATAATCAATGTCCTGTAAGGAAATTAAATTTTCACCATCAACAAATGAGTTAGTTGAAAAGTTAGTGTCACTTGAACTTTGATATTTAATATAAAGAGTATAATTTGACCTATCCGATTGTGAATTTGTTATATAATTTTCTATCTTTGCTGTTACACCACTAATTTCACCTTTAATTTTTACACCAACTAAACTATTAATATATGTGGATACGGGTATACCCAGATGATTATCATCAATCTCTACGCACGTATAGTTATTATCATAAGAAATCTGACCTGGAATAACCATTGCACCTTCTTTAAAAAAGTGCTGACCAAATTTCTCTATTTGATTTTGTAAAATAGATTGTAATGTGGTTAATTCTCTAGATTGTATTGGATATCCTGGTTTAAATAATACCCTTTGATAATTTTTAGACGGGGTAAAATCATCAAAGTATGGAGAAACATTTAAATTACTGTTCTGAGGCATTTTTCTTTAGAACTCCAATACGATTTTAATATCTTCTTTTTGACTTTTTGTTCTTGGGATTGCTTGTCTATTGTCAATGTAAATTATTTCACCAGATTTTTTATCATATTCTGAGGATGAAATGCCAGAAATAAAATTACTTCCCAATTGATATGTCCTATTATTTATTACGATACTGTTGCCATTAAACGAAGAATCAATTAACAAAGGTGAACCGGTAACATTGTCTCCACTTATCAACAAAGAACCACCAATATCAGGTGATGAAGTAAATTCATTTATTCTATATCCAACTCTTGACGTGGCAAGACCAACAGGTTGATAATACTTCAGAACACCAGTAATGTTATCCCACGAGGCAACAAATCCAATTGCTGTTGTTCCAGAACCTATAGTTTGAGTAATAATAGAATCGACTGCATAATTTGTTAAAGTAGTTGCAGTTCCAGCAAGTTTTAATGATTTTAATGCACTTACTTCTGATTCAGTTAATATGTCTCCTCCTATTTTTTGTGGATTTTTTAAAATTCCAACTCTAGAAAAATCGTTCCCAACAATTACATCTGGATTTGATTCATCTGTTTTATATCTAGAATATACTAATACTCTATAAGCACCAATTTCTCTAAAAATATCATATCCATGTCCACCTTTTGGTGGAATTATTACATCAAACTGTGCTATTGTTCCGTCATTTGTTAATTCTGAAGGTATTCCTGGAGCACCTGGTTCAAATTTAATCATACCTTTGGTGTAGTTTTTTCCACCATCAGTTACAAAAATTTCTGAAACTTTGCCAAAAGAATCTACAGTAATAGTTGCCTTTCCACCTTCACCATCACCAAGGATGGGAATATTTGCAAACGATTTTGATATCGGTTGATAATTTGTACCTCTTTCTCTAATTGATACAATTTTTATATTTCCATCAATTGCATTATTTTTTACAGAAAAACTTTCTTTTCCTTCGACACCCCAATCTTCTGGAACAGGGATAAACTCAATAGAGTCAAATTTTACTATTTCTGATGGTTTAATTGTATAAAGATACTTCCAAATATATCCATCACCACTAGTTCCTGCAGCCCTTGGTTCTAAATCAACAAATAATGGTTGATCGACCGAAGGTCTTCCCTTTTGATTTTCTGGGTCTGTTCCATTTTGAAGACAAACATAAACTCTAAAGTCTTCATTAATTACATAAAAATTAGATTCATATAAACTAGAAGCATTAGTATTTGGGGTTAAATTGTAAATGGAATAGTCATTCCTATACATTTCATATACTTCACCAGAAGTCCAATTAACTTTTCTGACAATTCTTCTGACATCATCATTGGTTATTCTTTTCATTGAAAGAATAGTTTCTTTTATTTCATTCTCTTCCTTAAATCCATCCAATGGTGCTGGAACGTTTGTGTTCCAATCAATTGTTCCATTTGCTTGCACACTTGAAGAATTTGGTTGACCAATAAAAGTGTAATAATTATTTGCAGTATTTCCAACAGAAACGAAACTTTTTACAAAAGTCTCAGCATTCAATAGTCTAAATTGATCAGATATGATAGCTGGCATTTTTAGTAGATATTTTTTTCTATTTATTCTAGATTAAACCACGAGTTCTATAAACTTTTGGTGCAGTAGACAAACCAGACAAACCATTATTGGTATTAACAGAGAATGATTTCGAATCTATAAATGCACGATTTTCATAATCAAATAGTTTAGACCAAGAGTATTTTCCAAAAATTCCATTTGTAACATCTAAAATATCAACAATAATTGAACCTCCACCGGGAGCATAAGCAAAATGACATCTAACGGTCGTTATTCCAGACAATGAGGATGGGGTTCCAATGACCTCAGAGACTCTATAAACTCCATCCAAATAAGTCGTAGCTGTTCCTACAATAGAATCTGGATAATTACTTAATCCACCATTATCAATATCAATACAAGTTAATGCATGTCCAACAGATGGAGAACTATCAAATATTACAAAATAATCTCCTCTTTCCAGTTGACTATATTCAACACCATAAGCATTGAGGGCACTATATCCAATTCCTGCACCAATTGCAGGACCATCATAAAATTCAGTTTTTAACTCAAAGACAATAGTGCTTGAAGCAACAGATACATTTACAATATTTCCAAAATCACCCTTAACTTTGCATGAAACTAACTTTTCAGAAGTTGCTGAATCTGAACTAAAAATTACTGGAGGTGGTGTTTCTTGAGAATATCCAAATCCAGGATTTACTATTGTAACCGAATCAACTATTCCATTAGTTGCAGTAGAAGTTGCTGTTGCTCTATTTAAAACAGGTTCAGCATATATCAAAGTGCCAGTATCACCAACTCCAACATATCTTCCTTCAACTCCAAAAGAATCAACAAAAATCAAATCATTTATTTTATTTGGTTGATTTGTAGATCTTTCTAACCAATAAATCAAGTCGAAGGAGTAGTAAAGCTTAGAACTAGAAGTTAAAACAACATAGAAGTCCTGATAATATCTTATATTAAGAATATTTTCAGAAAGTAAAGAATCTGTTGTTACTAAATTCCAATTTAAAGATGAATCGGAAACTACAATAGTTCCATTATCTCCAACTGCAACAAATCTAGAACCATCCCATATAATCTTATTTAAATCAAATGTTGTTGGGGATGATGCTAAGAACCAATCTTCACCGTTTGGAGAAATTGTAATAGTTCCATTTTTTCCAACGGCCACAAAACGACTCTCGGAAAGTGAAGAAATGCCAGAAATCTTGATATCACTATTGGCAACACTTAATAAATCATAAAAAGACCTTGAGTTTTGTTCTAAAAATTCATCAGAACCTATTCCAACAGATACAAAAGCAGCAGCACTATTTCCAACTGCGACTACTTTATCTTGAACTGGAGAATAAATAACATCATTAAAAGTATCAGAATAATCACTTGGATTTTTAATTAAACTACTAACAACAACAGAGGTTGTATCTGGAACTAAAATAGATAAAGTATATTCTGATAAATCTATAATAGATGATCCAGTTGATATAAATGAAATAATTTTTGAACCATCACCAACAGAAACATACTTATTTGTTGATATTGAAACTACAGAATTAAAAGAAATAGTTGAACCATAACCAAGACTTGAAATATTCCAATTAGTTGCATCAGAACTATATCCAACTAATCCACTTTGTCCAACAGAAACTATATTATTTCCAAAAGTAACAGAATTAAAATTATTTGTTGTTAATGGTGTTATAGTCTGCCAATTATAAATTGGGTCTTTTTTGTTTATATAAAGAGAAGAAATCGACACATCAGGATTAGTATTTTCAAAATAACCAAATCCACCAGAATTTATAGATATTTCCGAAA